TCTCGGACTGCCTCTATCGTGGCCTCGTTCTGTGGAAGGACAAGGAAACCGCGCTGGATATGTATCGGGACGACCCGAACGCCCAGGCCATCATCTCGTCAACGTTCGACAACAACCGCGTAGGAGACACTTACGACGACAAGCCCCGCAGCCAGTGGGTCGATGCAAGCCGGAAGCGCATCCGCATCGTTCAAATCTGGTGGAAGGAGATGGGCGACGTCATGTGGGCGGAGTTCGTTCAGGGCGGTATCCTGAGCGGTGGTCCTTCACCCTTCGTGGATGAGTACGGCGATGCCTGCGACAACTTCGTGTGGCAGTCGTGCTATGTAGACCGCGACAACAACCGGCACGGCATCGTGCGGGACATGATCGACCCGCAGGACGAGGTCAACAAGCGCCGTTCGAAGTCGCTGCACCTTCTGACCGTGCGTCAGGTGGTGTCGGATCAGGGCGCGGTTCAGGACATCGAGAAGGCCAAGAAGCAGCTCGCCCGGCCTGATGGCTGGATCGAGAAAACGCCGGGCTTGGAACTGGAGATTATCCAGAACGCCGACCTGTCGTCAGGCCAGATGCAGTTGCTGCAACACGCGACGGCTGAACTGGAGAAGATGGGTCCGGACGAAAGCTTGCAGGGTCGCGGCTCTGCGACATCGGGCAGGGACCGTCAGGCGCAGCAGCAGGCCGCGCTGATCTCGCCTGGAACCATCATGGACGACCTGATGTGGCTGGACCATCGCTGCTATGTGCTGGCGTGGGCGACGGTGCAGAAGGAATGGACGGCCCCTCAATTCATCCGCGTGACGGACAATGAGGACGCGCCGCGCTTTGTTGGGCTGAACGAGCCGCTGATAGATGAAGCGACCGGCCAGATGGTCGGGATGCGCAACAAGCCGGCAGAGATTGACGTCGATATCATCATCCAGCCGACGCCTGACACGGTGGCGATTGAGCAGGAGGTCTGGACGGACTTCGTGACGCTGCTGCCGACGCTGGTGAACATGCCGCCGCACTTGCAGGAGTTCTCGGTTGAACTGTCTCCGCTGCCGCCGTCTCGCAAGCGCGTGCTGATGGAGAAGTTGAAGCAGAAGATGGATCAGGCCCCGCCTGACCCGATGCAGGTCCGTGCGGTTGAGGCGGAAGTTGCGGGCAAGGAAGCTGCTGCGGCCAAGATGGCTGCGGAAGCGCAGAAGCTGCTGATGCCTGAGGCGCAGAAGCAGCCCGATCCGCTGGAGATACAGCGCGCTCAGGCTGAGCACATGCTCAAGACCGGCGAGCTGGAATTGCAGGCGCGCACGCTGGCGATGAAGGACCGGGAATTGGCACTGAAAGAGGCGGAGCTAAACCTCAAGGCCAACGAGATGGCATCGACGGAACGCGTCGAGATGGCGCGTCTGGCGGATTCAGCGGCGGCCCGCGAACAGGAAATGGCGCTCTCTGTCATGGAGATGCAGCGTCAGGACGCGATGGCGATGCAGACTCAGGCAGTTCCGCAGGCCATGTCAGAGCAGGCGGCGGCTCCGGCGCAACCGGATCGCGGCATGGAAGCGGTCGGCATGGGGCTTCAGGCGATTGCCGAGATGATGGGCAGGCCGAAACAGGTCATTCGAGGCCCTAGCGGCCAAGTCGAGGGAATTGGCTAATGAGCAAAGGCAATACGTGGGAAAACGAGCTGCTATTGCTGGTGTTCAACAACACCGACGCAGCCCTGATCGGTGACGCAACGGGCCTTCGCGGCTCGTCAACGGCCGGCTCGCTCTACGTGTCGCTGCACACGGGCGACCCTGGCGAAGCGGGCAACCAGACCACAAACGAATGCGCCTATACGAGCTATGCGCGGGTCGCTGTGGCGCGCTCTGGTGCGGGGTGGACGGTATCCGGCAACGCGGTGACGAATGCCGCGCTGGTGCAGTTCCCGCAATGCACAGGCGGTTCGGAAACGGCAACGCATTTCGGGATAGGCACGGCTTCAAGCGGTACGGGAAAAATTCTCTACAAGGGCGCATTGTCGGCTTCGCTGGCGATCAGCTCTGGTATTCAGCCGCAGTTTGGCGCTGGAACCCTGAGCGGCACTGAAGATTGATATGCCGGCTAACGTCAGGGAAATCCTGACCGCATATGACGCGGGCAAATACCTCATCCGCTCGTGGCGCAAGGTTCCCTCGCAGGCGACGGCGTCGGGCATCTGGTTTGACCTGAGCATGAGCCCCGGCAATCCAGCGCCGCAGTATTACGCGGCTGCACCGCTGGCTGCTACGGTGCTTGCAAGGTCATCTGACGGCGGACTGGATCACGGGCCGAACGTCTCAACGGGAACGACGACGAAGTATCTGCGCAAGTTCATGGCGATGACGCAGACGACGACGGCGGTTCCGCTGCCGATCTACCTGCTGGATTACCTGCTCTACTATTCCTTCGTGACGATGGACGTTGGCACGCAGGACATGATCAACACCAACGCCCTGACCCGCTACACGGACGGGGCGGGGGTTCAGGTGATGGCCATCGAGGTTGCGGCGCAGGTTGGCGGCTCGCAGTTCCGGTTCACATACACCAACTCGGCGGGCGTGGCGGGCAGGGTATCGCAGACGGTCACATGCAACACGCAGGTTGTGAACGGTACGGTCATCACGAGCGCGCCGACGACGCTTGGAACTGCAGGGCCGTTCATTCCATTGCAGGCTGGAGATAGCGGTGTCCGGTCGATCCAGCAGGTTGAGTTCCTGACGGGCGATGTTGGACTGATTGCGCTGGTGCTTGTGAAGCCGCTGGCGTCTGCCTCGATCTTCGACATCACGGCGCCGGTCGAGGTGGATTACCTCATCGACCAGAACCAGATGCCGATCATTCGCGACGACGCATATCTGAACATGATTGTTCACCCTTCGGGAACGCTGGCGTCTGCGCCGATCCAAGGGCTAATCGAAACGATGTGGGCATAAGATGGCAGGTTTCTCCAGTTCTGACGACCTGATCAACCAGATCACCACGAACGGGAAGTTCTGGCGCGCTGACTGGAACAAGCTCATGAACCCCACGGCTGCGGCGGTTGCGGGCGAGTGGCACAGCCTTGCGCGTGGGGCGGGCAATCCGCCTGCGGATTCGATTTTCAACGCTGGCACGGCGCTGTTGCAACAGCAGGTGTTCGACCAGACGACAAACTCTGGCGCGATGCCTCATGGCGGGAACGTCGGCGCGACCGGTGCAGACTTCAAAGTCGCGCTTAACGCTGCGGCCTTTTCGGCGGCGGCAACGACCATGCCTGCCGTGCTGATGCTGGTCGATATCCTGGCATTCTACCGCGTTACGGCTGTAACCACGACCACGGCGCAATCGACCATCAATGCCAACACGTTCACGGCGTCCTCGTCCTCTGGCCTGCTGCTGACCTACACGAACGACTTCAACAACCTGTCGAAAGTCAGGTTCACGAACTCAGGCGGTGCGCTGCCGACTGGCTTGTCGGCGGGTACGGATTACTGGCTGATCCGCGTGTCTGCGACGACTGCGCGGGTAGCGACGACCTACGCCAATGCCATTGCGGGCACGGCAATTGCGTTCACGGATGCCGGGACGGGTACGCACACGGTCACGTTGCGCTGGCCGCGCTATACCGATGGCGCAGGCGTCCAAGCCTTCATGTTCAACAGCAACGCAACGGCGCTGGGTGCTGGTACGCCTAACCTGACGCTGCCGAGCTACACCAACTCTGCGGGTACAGCCTCACGGGCAACGCCATCAACACCGAGCCCGCCCATTGGCAAGACAGCGGCGAGCAACAGCCACATCCTCTATTCCGGCGCGACAGGCGCGGGCAAGTTCGGGCCATTCCTGCCGCTTCAGGCGGGAGACGCAGGCATCCAGTCGATTGCGCAAATCCAGAACTCAACGTCTTACGTGTCGGGCGAATACTCCGTGGCTGTGTGCAAGCCGATCCTCGACATTCCGCTGACGACTTTGGGCGTGGCGGGCGAGCGCGAGTTTGCCTCTCAGCTTCCGAGCTTCCCACGCGTGTTCGATGGGGCGGCGCTTTACTGGCTGCTGTATTCGGGCGCGGCCACGCCGGCCAACTCGGCGTTTTACGGGCGCGTTGATTTCGGCTGGGCCTGATGGCGCTCATTGGCAACTATTCGGTTCTCAACAAGAGCCCGTGCAAATGGCTGGCTGGTAACTCGACGGGCATTACCTCTGGTGTTGGCGTAGGCCAGCACGCACAGACACGGGCGGCGACGAACCTTAACAGCGACTGGCGCAAGTTCTCGCTTCAGGAGCGCTCGACGCCTTCCACGGTGCTGAGGTTCGCTGCCAAGCCGGGAGGCTATGGCGGGACGGGCTGGGCGCTCCCGACGCGAGCGGGTGCGATTGCATCGGTCAACGCATCAAACGGCTTGGCTGCGTTCTCAGGCGCGATTGCAGCGGGCCGGAATGTCGTCGGCACGTTTGCGGGTGCTGCGACCTACACCGGAACGGGCCAGCTTGTCGTTTCGGGTGTCGGCTCCTTTGCGGGTGTCGCCTCCTTTAGCGGCAACGTCATTGCCGCTCTGGCTGCATCGGGTACATTCGCAGGCGTTGCATCGTTCTCTGGAGCGGTGGTCGCCAAGGGCAATATCGCAGCCTCGTTTGCGGGCGCGGCGAGCTTTACGGCCATACGGTATGCGACAGGCTCGATAGAGGGCTCATTCGCCCCTGCGGTGACGCTGGAGGCGGCAGGGTTCTCAAGCTACCTGCTTGATCAGGAAGACGTTGAGACGGGGCTCACACTGAGACAGGCGCTGCGTCTGGTGACGGCAGCGACGGCGGGCAAGATCAGCGGCGGGGGAACGTCAACCATCACGATCCGCAATGCGGTTGCTGATGGCGTGGACCGCATCGTGGCAACGGTTTCGTCTGATGGGAATCGCACCGCAATCACTTACGACCTCGACTGATGGCTAACTTCTTCTCAGCCGACTACTGGAAAGCACTCTACTTCAAGGCGATGGGCGGGCAGGAAACTGCTGTCGATCCCAACGCCATGTCTGGGAGCTTTGCGGGCTCGTCATCGTGGACGGGCGCGCTTGAGAATGGCGCTGCTGCGGTTGAGCAAGAGGAAGATGGCAGCCCGGCGCATCGGGTCAGGCCTGAAGATATCCGGCGTTATCGTGAGCAGCGCGAGAAGGCGGAACGAGAGCTAAAGAGGTACGCCGACGAGCTGGCAGGGTTCAAAGCGCCAGAGCCCGCTGCCGCGCGCAAGACTGAAGCGCCAGACGCGCCGACGACAAGCCCGCTGGTCTCGCCTGTCTGGACGCCGCCAACCGTCACGATACCGCCCCGACGCGTTGTCAGGGCAGAGCCGGTTGCGACGCCTGACCTTGCTGCGATCAAGGCGGCAGAGGCGGCGCAACGCGCAATGGCGTTGCTGCGCGCCGAGATTGCCCAACTGGCTGAGATGGAAGCGATTGCGGAGGCCGAAGCGGCCCGGCAGCGCGAGGAAGACGAGATCATTCTGCTGCTGCTCGCGGCCTAGAAACGGCCAGCGCGACACATCGCAAAGAACACCAAGCCCTCCCGGTTCGCCGCGAGGGCTTTTCTGTGACCGCCGCCGGGTCTGACGGGCGCTCAGAACGGGACGCCGCCGACAACGGGCGCTGAATGCCGACGCCGGGCCTGACGGGCGATGTCGTGACGCCAACGCTATTGAAAGGGCGCTTTTTATGAGCCGTGAACAAACATCGATGGACGACCTCCTTTCCCGCCGACAGGTGGATGAACGCGAGCGTAGCCCGGACGATCCGCCCTCGATTGCCGAAAGCAGCGAGCCGGAAGCGTTCGAAGCGCGCGAAGCTTTCACCGACACCGACCAGCAGGACCAGCCACAGGCACGGGAAAAGCCAGAGCCGCGATCGAAGTCCGTAAAGGACGACGATGACGGCGGGGCGGATTCCGAAAGCCGACGCATGAGCGGGCTCCCGAAATGGGCCTATATGCGTCTTCAAGCGAACAACCAGAAGGCCGAAGCGGCAGAGCGCCGTGCGGCAGAGATGGAAGCGCGTTTGCGGCAACTGGAGACCCAGCGCCAGCCGGTGCCGGGCGATGAGGAAGACGCCGAAGAAACCTGGGACCAGTGGACCACGAAGAAGGTCGATTCCGTCGCTCAGCAAATGGAGCGGCAGAACTGGGAAGTCAGGAACAACTTCGGCTGGAAGCTCGCCCTGCAACAGCATGGCAACGAGCTTCCGACACAGGCCGCCGCTTGGGCCAACGACCGCGCAAAAGCCGATCAGGATTTCGCACGTCGTGTCTTTCAGGCGCCCGACCCCGTGGAATACTCCATCACCGAGTTCAAGAAGGCTCAATTCGAAGACGAGGCCGCCAAATACGGCTGGGATCTGGACAAGCTTGCGCAGGCTCGCCTCGGCAAGCAGCAGAACCAGCAACAGCCTCAACCCGCCGCCGGGGAACGTTCGGGCGCGGCGTCACAGCCTCAGACTGAAACCCGAATGCCCAGCGATTTCGCCTCCACCGGTTCCGGTGCGGGGCGTGTGAACGGCGACTCTGGCCCGACACCGCTGAGCGATCTTCTTTCCCTCAACTCAAGACGGCGCTGAGCGACGAGCAATCGTCCCGCTGCCGTCTTCAATCACATTGGAGCACTAAGCCATGTCCGATACTCGGCCGGCATCAGGGATGAATCCTACACAGTGGGACGACAAGTATACCCGCGAATACTTTCAGGAGAACGCCTTCACGGCGGTGATGGGTACAGGCCCCAACTCCGTCATTCAGATGAAGGAGGATTTCTCGAAGGGCAAGGGTGACAACATGACCGTCAACCTCGTTGGCCGCATGGCTGACGACGACGGCATCGAAGGCACCGACATGCTGGAAGGCAACGAGGAGGAGATGGAATCCCGCTCGTTCAACTTCCTCATCAACAAGCGCCGCAAGGCGATCCGCATTCCGGAAATGGCCGAGTACCGCTCTGCCATCAACCTCCGCGATGCGGCCAAGGACGTCCTCATGGACTGGTCGCTTGAGAACACCAAGAAGCGCATTATCACCGCTATGGGCTCGATCAACGGCGTGGCTTATGCCTCGGCGTCGGAAGCCCAGAAGGATGCGTGGCTGGTGGACAACGCCGACCGCGTCCAGTTCGGCTCCCTGCGTTCGAACGGCTCGTCTCTCGACCATTCGACGGCGCTTGCCACCATCGACAACACCGATGACAAGGCGACGCCTGGCATGGTCTCGCTGCTGAAGCGTCTGGCGCTCGCAAAGCGCACGACGGCCAGCAAGCGCAAGATCCGTCCGATCCGTGTTGAGGGTCAGAACCGCCGCTACTTCAAGCTTTACGTTGGCCCGCGCTCGTTCCGCAACCTTGCGCAGAACAGCACGATCCAGCAGGCGCAGCGCGAAGTCTCGCTCCAGCAGGAGAACAACCGCATCTTTCAGGGCGGCGACCTTCTGTGGGACGGCGTCATCATCCACGAGATCGATGACATCGAGCCGATCACGGGCGTTGGTAACGGCGGCATCGACGTTGAGCCGATGTACCTGTGCGGCGCCCAAGCGCTCGTCTACGGCATCGGCAAGCGCTGGAAGTCGCGCACGAAAGAGTTCGACTACGGCGACAAGTTCGGCGTTGCGATCGAGGAAATCTGCGGCATCCACAAGACCATCTACGGCTCTGGCACGGGCGACCGGGACGACCTCGTCCAGCACGGCATCGTGACAGGGTACGCGGCTGCGGTTGCAGACGCCTGATCCCTAACCCCTCCAACATGAAAGGATAGGGAACATGGCTTTCCCAACTCTCGACTACGATCTGTCAAACAAGACGGACGTGCCTTCCTCGCTCGGAGGCAAGGCTATCCAGATGGTCCGCTTTTCGAAATCGATCACGACGGCGATGCTTGCCGTTGGTATTGTTACGAAGTTCGGCCAGCTTCCGACCGGCTCCCGCATTGTCGGTGGCTATCTGGAAGTGCCTGACCTCGACTCAAACGGTACGCCCACGCTGGCTATCGATATCGGCTACCGTGCGACGACGACCACGGACGACGATGTTGACGGCATCCTCGATGGCGCGACGACGGGTCAGGCTGGCGGTCTCAACACGACCTTCCTCACGGCTGGTGTTGACCGTGCCTTCTCGTTCGATACGGACATCACGTTCACTGCCGCTACTGGCGCCGCTACTGCGGTTGCCGGCACGGTGGTCCTGGTGCTGTTCGTGGTGCTCCCGTAATGCGGGCGCGGTTCAAGGGCGACCCTGACCGCAACAATTCGGGGCCGGAGGCGCTAGTCGCCTTCGGCCTTGAGTTCTCGAAGGGCGCGTGGGTCGGGATCGATGATCTCGACCCCGTGTCACTTCGCAAGATCAAGGGCAATTCTCACTTTGAAGTTGACGAGGGCGGTGTCGCCAAGGCGGCGAAGGCTGTTGAGCCTGTCGCGGTTGAGGACATCCCCGACAACTGGCGCGAAGCTCATCACAGGACCCGCGTGAAGTGGGCGAAGGGACTAGGCGCCAACCCGGCCAACACGGCTGAGGCTGATACAGCCATCGAAGCGCATTTCGCGGCCAAGGCTGCGCCGGTTGTGTCTGCTGTTGTGGCTCCGTCGATTGTCGATCCTCCGGCCAAGGCTGGCGACGATGATTGGGGCGATCTGGACCCGTAATCATGGCAGATGCAACGCTCTCAGAAATCACGAACCGCGTGCTTCAGAAGCTTTCCGTGCTTGAGCGCGGCGAGACGGCTGAAGCCGAGGATGCGGCGTTGATCAATCGGATTATCGTCTCGTGCAATGAGGAACTGAGGGACAAGGAAATCTGCTACTGGTCTGACAGTGCGTTCCCGCGTGCAATCGAGGAAGCCTTTGCAGACTATGTCGCTTGCTTTGCGGTGGGTGATTTCCCGAGCCCGAAGAACCAGTCGAAGTATTCCGGCGAGGGGAACGAAAACCGCTTCCTGCGCAAGCTGGCGGGCCTGGCATCCTCACGCGAGCGCATCGATAAGCCGACGAAAGCGGACTATTTCTAGTGCGCCCGTCACTGGCCTCTGGTGCATACGGTGAACCGGCGCCGGGCACGCCTTCGCGTGTATGCCGTAACGCCTATCTGGAGAAGGTGGATACCGACCCGAAGCGCCCGCTGAGGCTGCTGAAGGCTCCGGGCTCGCTGGCCTTGCCTGCATGGGCAAGCAATGCCCGCGGCTATGGACAGGCGGACGGCTTTGCGAGCGGGAAGATCCTCGCTGTGGTCGGCACGGCGCTGAAGACATACGACCCTGCCACGGGAACGGTTGGGACGATCACTGGCACGGTGGCCGGCACGGATCGCGTGCAGTTTGCATTCACCGCGACCGAATGCGCGATCCTTGCGAATGGCGTCCTGTACTTCTCGGACGGGTCTACGGTTGCGGCTTCCACGGATGTGGACTTCCCTGCCAACATAACAAGCGTTGCGGCAGTCGAGCAGCGCTTTGTGTTCAGCTACGGGACCGAAGGCCGCTGGGGCTACACTGAAGTTGGCGATGGCGATAACACCACGGCGCTGAGCTACTACACGGCGGAATACGCGCCTGACGGGCTCGTGGCGCTGTTTGTGCTTGGCGCTCGCCTGTTCCTCTTCGGCACGCAGACGCTTGAGGAGTGGTATCCGACCGGCGACAGTGACAACCCGTTCCGCAGGGCATCGGGGCGCGTGGTCGAGACGGGCTGCCTGTGTCGGGATTCGATCCGCAAGCTGGATAACACCGTCTACTGGATCGACCACGAATGCAGCGTGCGCCGGATTGGTTCGGCGGAGACGCCTGAGATTGTCTCCACCCCATTCATTGCCCGCGCGATCCGGGCAAGCGAGACGGACGATATTGTCTCGATGGCCTATGAGGTTGACGGCCACGCCTTCTACATCGTGCGGACGGCGGAAGAGGGTTGCTTTGCAATTGACGCCAACACGGGCGGCGAGTGGCATGAGCGGATCACCAACCTGACTGACACCTGGCGCTATGGCTACATCGTCGCTGCGGCGAAGAAGCATTATGTGGGTGATTTCGACGGCGTCGGCTTTGCCATCATGGCGCGGGACTATGAGTCCGAACACATGGCGAGCGCGTCCACCTTGGGGACGGAAATCGTCTGGCAGGTTACGGCCTATGCCTCGATCTCGGAGGGCATTGAGGACGTGGACAAGATCAGGCTGGAGATTTCGCCGGGGCAGGGCCTTGCGACGGGGCAGGGATCAGATCCCCGCGTAGAGATGCGCAAGTGGCGCGGCAAGTCGTGGACGAGCTGGCGCAGCCGGTCTTCTGGTGCGCAGGGCAATTATCGGGCGCGTGCGATCTGGACGGGATGTGGATTGGCCTATCCGCCTGGATTGTGGATCGAGTTCCGCGGCTCCGATCCGGTGCGGACGGTGATCAGCGGCGTGGCGGTCAACGAAGATTGACATGGCTGAAATCCCCGAACCCCTGCCGGCTGGCCCGCATGTTGATCTGACGACGGGCAATTTCACGACCGCATTCAAGGACTGGCTGGAGCGGAATATTGCCCTCAACGTAAGCAATACGATTGTCCAGATTGGCGGGGTGATTTCTGGCGCGACTGCATTGCAGACACAGCTTGCGCAGGAGCGGACGGACAGGATTGCGCATGACGCGGCGGTGCAGGCGTCCGCTTCTGGCGGGTCAGGGGCGACATCAAACGGTGCGGCGTTCTCTGGCGGCGTCTCAAGCGGGGCAACGTGGGTCACCATCTGCACGGTTCCGCTGACGCCGACAGGTGCGGGCGGGGATTACTCGATCACGGTCAACGCGGACCAGTACATCAGCGGCGGTCTAAGCGATGACGGCTCTGTCGCGGTCAGCTTTGCAGGCAACTGGCGCATCAGGGAAGAACTGACAGGCGGCGGCACGGAATACACGCTCGATAGCGGGACGTTCACTGTCGATTACACGCCAGTGGAAACGTTCACTGAGCTCGGCATTCCCTACACGGTCGGCCCGTTCTGGACGAC